TCAAGATTGCATGATGAGACCATAGATTTTACCTTTATGGTTACTCAAGATAGTAACTACATGCAGATTAGATTTTTTGATTACTGGATGAAGTATATTGTTGGGGAAGAAGGAAAGACTGACAAACAGTTATCTTCTCGAACATTTGTTAATGAATTAAAATATCCTAAGGATTATCAATCAGATTCTTTGAAGATTGTAAAATTTGAGAGAGATTTGGGATCTGGAAAAAGTAAATCAACAAATTTATTGGTTTATAACTTCATGCAAGCGTTCCCAAAAGCAGTTAATACGATTCCAGTTACATATGAAGCATCTCAGGTGCTAAAATGTACAGTATCATTTACTTACTCTAGATATTTTATATCAGAGATTGAGACTCAAAATGACGGTGCATATACAGATCCCTCTCAAAATAATTCTGCATCTCCAGGTAATCCAGACGTTCCTTCTGGATCGTCATCTTTTAACAGCAGTTTAAATTTTGGTGATCTTTATAACAATAAAAGTCTATTTAATAGCAATAATTATGGACTTGGATTCTCATCATTATTCTAATAATTGAGTCTAAATAAAGTACCTGAATTTTTCATAAGGATTTTTTCATGCCATTACCTACTATATCAACTCCAACATATGACCTTGAATTGCCATCTACAGGACAATCAATTCAATATAGACCATTTTTAGTTAGAGAAGAGAAACTGCTCGTTCTTGCACTGGAAAGTGAAGATACTAAACAGATAACAACCTCTATTAAGACTGTAATTAAAAATTGCATTTTAACAAAAGGCGTAAGGGTTGAAGATCTTCCCACTTTTGATATTGAATATTTGTTTTTAAATATTCGTGGTAAGTCTGTCGGTGAGGACTTGGAAGTTAACATCCTTTGCCCAGATGATGAACAAACTTATGTTCCTACAACCATTAACATTGACGATATTAAGGTATTAAAAAATCCTGATCACGATAGGCAAATTAAAATAGATGATTCTATTGCGATGGAGATGAAGTATCCATCACTGGATCAATTTATTAAGAGCAATTTTGATTTTGCTTCTACCAATAATGTTGAACAGTCCTTTGATTTGATTGCTTCTTGTATCGATCAAATTTTTACTGAAGAAGAGTCTTGGGCAGCAAAAGATGTTCCCAAAAAAGAAATCAATGACTTTTTAGAGCAGATGAATTCATCTCAATTTAAAAAGATTGAGAAGTTTTTTGAGACAATGCCCAAACTCTCACATGAGATTAAGATTAAAAATCCAAATACTGGAGTTGAGAGCACCGTTGTGCTGGAGGGACTGTCAAGTTTTTTCGCATAGCACTCTCTCACATGGATCTGGAGAATTATTATAAATTAAATTTTGCCCTGTTACAGTACCATAAATACTCATTAACTGAGGTTGAAAATTTGATACCATGGGAGCGGGAAGTTTATGTTGCATTATTGAAGGCTCATTTGGAAGAAGAGAAACTCAAGGCGCAACAGCAATCTAATAGCTAATGGCGAATATTCCAAACTACATATCAGAGATAATACCGTATTCCAGAGTCTTAAAAAGGAAGAACGGATTTAGAGCGTCTATAGGTGGATACATTGCACGCTCTAAATTTCTGATTGCTAATGAGTTTGGAGTAGATCCAGATAAAGTACACGATATATTTTTAAAAGCATGGGATAAGTCGGAGAAGGACTACCCTTCTCCTTCTATTATATTCCCACAAACATCAAAGGAAGCAGATTTATATAATAACTACGTTTTATACATTTGGAAGTATTACGTAGAGGATAAGAGTAAACCAAAACCACCACCAAAGGAACCAAAATTACCAAATGTAAAACAACCTAAGGTTGAGGAACCAGAGGAAGAGGACACTGGAGAATTTCAGGGATATAATGATCCAGAAGATCCACCAATGGCGTGGTCGGAACCAACTACAAAACCAAAACAACCTCCAGGCGCAATTGTGCCAAAAATGTATGAGGGTGTTGGTGGACAAGATCTTGTAGATGAAGAGATTGATGAAAGAATATTAAAACTTCTTGGATTAGAAGATGTATTTGATATTGATTATGATACTTATATCTCTCTGCTAAAGGGGTGGGCATTAGAAGCAAGGATGTCAAAAACTTCTGTCTCTACAGAAGAATCTGAGTTAGTAGTTGAAGAATATAAGAGAGTAAGGCGTAAAGTTGGTCGATTTAAGATCAACAAAAAGCGGGAGCAGAGAGGTGGCGTTCCACCGTTGCAAGGTGCTAAAAACTTTGTTACTGGCGCAACAGAACCACCACAGAAGTTACTTCCACCAGCAGGACCACAAAGACCTAAAAGAAAAGCAACTCTTGAAGAGAATGTTGCTGCAATTAGAAAGAGTGTAGAGTCTATCCTCAAGATTATGGAGGATCAATTCTCCATACTCAGAAGACAGGCGGAGTTAGATCGAAGATCTAGGGAAAAATCAAAGAGATCTGATAGAGAGAATAAGTTAGAAGGTGCTGTCAAGAAGACTATGGCTCTTGCTAAAAGAGTTTTGGCACCAGCATTAAGTTTGCTTGATAGAATCATACAATTTATCACAACTGTTTTACTTGGTAGAGCATTGGTTAAATTGATGGATTGGCTTGCTGATGGAAACAATCAGAAAAAGTTGCAATCTTTATTGAGATTTATTGGAGATTGGTGGCCAACTATACTCGCAGCATGGGTTATATTTGCAACTCCTCTTGGAAAACTTATTAGAACAGTTTTAGGTGGAATTGTAAAGATGACCATGTTTATGGTCAAGAAGGGTATTCCCAAACTACTTAGTATTATTAGAAAGAATCCAAAAGCTGCTCTCGCAACAGCAATTGTAGGGGCTGCTGCCACTGGACTGGTGATGCAGTCTCAGTCAAAGTCAAATGATCCAGACGCAAAAGAGGGGCAGACACAATTAGATGATACTAGAAAATTTGGAGGAACTACTGGAGATCCAGTAGGAGTTTTGGGTGAAATGCGTGGTGGTGGAGTTGTTCCCAAAGGAAGACTTGCTGGATATAGTAGAGGTGGCAAGATGCTTCCTTCTAGAAGAACACAGAATAGTAATGGAGGCAAAATTAATGGATCAACTGGTAGAAGAATCAGGGGTGCTGGAAAAGATACCCAGTTAGTTGCAGCGCAACCTGGAGAAGTTGTCATCTCTAAAAAAGCAGTTGATAAGTTTGGAGCACCCTTCTTCTTGAATTTGAATAAGATGGGCGGTGGTACTAATATTCCATCCTATTCTAAATTCTCTGATATTCAGTTTGCTCAAGGTGGCGGACAAATTGGTATTACTGTCGATGACGGACTTGAAAGATTAAGTCTTCGTGAATTGTATGCCATGTTAGATCCAACTGAACCTGCTGCAAAAAGACCACATGTATTCAGAGCAGCAAAAGAAGCAAGAGAAAGATATGCAAGTGCTACAAGAGAAGAGAGAGATAGGCAGGTTGCTATAGCGACAATTCGTGCTAAGAGAATGCCAGAACCAAGTTCCTCTGGTTCTTCCACTTCAACTGCTGGCAGAAGTGGTGCATCAGCAGCAAATAAAATAGTCTCTAAACCCACATTCATATCCAATTCTCCTGCTCAGACTGTCAATAAAACAGATGATACTGAACAGGGAGGAGAGATTACTGCTAAGAATATAGTCTCTGGTTCTGGTTCATCTGCTCCATTTAGTGGAGTTCTTCCAAAGTCTCCTGAGGATAAATCATCAAGCACATCAGTAAAACCCGCAGCAACTATTGCTAAGGGATCTGTCAAACCACTGGAAGCCCCCGCTCCACCAGAACCCACCATGAATGTGACTACTATATCAACTGCTGCCCAACAAAAAGCATTGGGAACTGGTGCTCAACCATCTGGTAGTAGAGAGCATGATACTGGATTTGATGTGTTTATACAGACCGAATCCAGAATGATGATGTTGGCGATATATGGAATAACGGGGGTAGCATAAGATGGCAATAGATCCCAAAAAACTTCTACCAACTTCTGGTGGGGAATTAACATATCTTGCAGTTCCCAAACAAATATCTTTACCAACAGCAAAGATCATTCCATCATCAAATAAAAAGGGTGTTCTTGGGGTTGTTAACCTTGTTGATGAGGAAGACGATCAGACAACTGATGGTGTCAGTGATACTGTAAAAGATGATGTTGCGGCAATTAGAGAGACTACTGTAAAGATACAAAAAATTGTCAAAAAGAGTATTAGGTTAAATCTAGCAAAAATTAGAACTGATAAAAGAGAACAAGAAAATCTAAGAAGAAAGAGGCGAGAAGACGATAGCGAAAAACCAAAAGAGAAGAAGTCTGGACCTGGATTGTCAATACCTCTTCCAAAAATATCCATGTTTGAGAGGTTAAAGAACTTTCTTGGATCGGTGTTTGTGGGATGGTTGGGAGTTAGGTTATTAAAGTTTATTCCACAAATGATGCAATTCATTGAATGGATAAAACCAATTGCTTCTTTTATTGGCGATTTTGTATCTGGATTGCTTGATAAGTTAGTTACTTTTATTGATATTGGTTATACCACGGTAGACAAAATAGAGGGGACGATAGAAAATTTATTTGGTGATGATGGTAAGGAAAAGTTCAAGCAATTCCAAAGCACATTTACCAAATTTATGAATTTTGCAATGATTGCAGCGATGTTGGGTGCTGCAGTCAATAATGATCTTGGTAGAAATAGTCCATTCAGGGGTCCTCAAAGGGTTGGATTTGATAGATCTGGTAGAAGAGTAGGAACAAGAGCGCAACAAAGATATCGCCAAAGATTTGGTGATAGAAGATTTACTGAAAGATTTGGTCGTCAAAATACCAGAAGATTAGATAGAATTGCGGGAAAAGTTCCCAGAGGAGCAGCAGACCCACTTGCTGGGATGGTACAAAAGGGTGTTACTAAGGTTGCTGGTAAGACCGCTGGTAAGATTGCTGGTAAGATTCCAATTGTTGGTCCTCTGATTGATTTTGGAATTAGAGCATTTGTTTTTAAAGAACCACTTGGAAAAGCAGCAGCAGGTGCTGTTGGTGCTGGTGTTGGTCAGGCACTTGGAACATGGTTAGGTGGAGTTGTTGGTGGACTTGCTGGATCTGTTGTACCAATTGTTGGTAATATTCTTGGTGCTGCAGGTGGTGCTACATTAGGTGGACTGATTGGTGGTGTTATTGGTGATCAGATTGGTGTCAGTTTGTATAATGTTGTTGCTGGCAAGGAAGATAGTTCTGCTGCTGAAGATCTTGAGAAAAAAGCAACTGGAGGAACAGTTGGAGAAGAGGAATCTGAGAGACAAAAAAAAGAGCAGGATGCTCTGCGCGAGAAGATAAGAAAAGCAAATGCTTCAAGAGTCAACATGAAACAAGATGACTCTCATTTAAAAAAACCAAAACAAAATCCAAAAAAAGGAAATATATTCCAGATGCTTTTTGGTCGTGGGGGTCAGTCTCAATCTCAAGGTGATGATAGTGGTGGAATATTTGGAAGTATAAGAAAAGCAGTCAGGAATTTGAAGAGAACTAACAGTTCTCTTATCAGTAAGATAATGGCGATGGGTATCGACTTACTTGGTGGTAAAAAACCAGATAAGAGAGCGATACGACAAATTGCTAAGAGTTTGACAAACTTCTTTGATGCTGCCATACCAGCACCAATCTTTATGCTCAAATCTCTTCTTCAGAAGTTGGCAACTGGTGGTATGGTCATCGAGACTCCACTTGAGAGTCAAAGAAAGATGATGGAGTTGAGCAAACAAATTGAGAGAAGCTTCCTAAAGGATGTAAACAGAGATACTTCACTTGCAACTTCAACATTAAATCAAGCTCAACCAACTCAGTCAGCACTTCCTGGTGTTCCTCGTCGTCCTCGTGGTGCCAATCCCCCTGGAGGATCTAATGCTCTTCCTACTGCTGCTGGAGCAACTGTGGCAGCGACTGCTAAAGTAACTGGTATCAGTGGATCATCAGGAACTGTTGCTTATGCTGGAAGAGAAGGTGCGGGATTATCTGTATCCTATAGTCCATTTGCCGCTGGGTCTGGTGCTGTGATTACATCTGGTAAAGGATATAGAAGAAGCACTAATTCTGATCATAAAGGATATGATGTTGGTGCTCCAACAGGAACACCAATGTATGCATATCTTGACGGCGAGGTCACGCATACAAATACTGTATTAGGTGGTCCAAAAGATGGAAGTTATGGATATTGGATTGTCTGGAAAGATTCTACTCATGGTGCATACCACTTCTTTGGTCATTTAAATAGACCGCCAGCGTTGAATGTTGGTGCTAAATTCAAAGCAGGCGCTTTACTTGCTGAAGTTGGTGGTTCTGGTGCTGGAAGATTGAATAAGTATGCCCCACACTTACACTGGGAGATATCAAACAGTGCTCCAGCAGCAAATGGACAATTTAGTTCTTATGTAGATCCTGGACAGTGGGTTAATACTCATGGCAAATCCAAAGCTCCTGCACAAGTAGCATCTGGACCGAAAAAATTAGATCCAGGAGCAGTGTCTTCAAAAGCATCTTATGAGAAAAATGAACAGACCATAGCATTAGTTGAGAAGACAAGAGTTGTTAGAACAAATGGAAGTGTAAATACCAGTGGGCGTTCAGTTCCATCTGTTCTTGAGAATCAGCAAACAATATCTGCTACAGCTGCTTGATTAAATAGTTACTAAAGGAAATAAAATATGGGAACACCACTACAGTACACAGAGGCGGGAACTATCTCAAAATTAGAGGTATTCTCTAAGAAAGTGAATGGATCGAAGGATTTGTCCGCAGGTGTTGTTGTATGTGATTATTTTGAGAGTATCCTTGACAATACTATAAGATTCTCCATTGTTATTGTTGACACTGGTTCTGAACAGGGAGGAGGAGAATCTACATCGTCAGCTATACATTCTTTAAAATTATCTGGATCCGAAAAGGTTCATTTGACTATTAGTGATGCGTATGGAACCAAATTAAAATTTGAAGGACCAGATAATGCTCTTTATATACATGAAATACGTAATATTATATCTTCCTCAGAGACAACAATATACACATTAGAATTAGTATCTTTAGAGTTTATTGCTAATGACTTTTTAGCATGTGAGGTCTATCGGAGATATGATGGAAAGATAAGCGATTCTGCGTCATCAATTTTAAATGATATTCTCAAAACTAAAAAGAATGTTATTCTTGATGAGACTGCTAACAAGTATAACTTTATTGGAGAAGGTAAGAAACCTTTTAGACTTTTAGCGGAAATTGCTACAAAGGGTGTTCCTGCATCAGCATCTAATACTGCAGGATATTTGATATATGAGACTTATGCTGGTTTTAACTTTAGATCAATAGACTCATTATTCAATGAGAAAACATACAAATCTTTTATTTACAACAGTACAGTTTTGTTGCCAAAAGGATACGATGGAAAAATAATAGAATATGATGGTGATAATGCAATTAATGTTGGTAAAAATTTACAGTCTGGTGCATATGGTGCAAAATTAGAGACAATAGATACTTTTACTCATGTTTACACAAAAAGTCAAGAAATTGATACTGAAGAGCAGAAAGTTCATGGTGGAAAAGAAGCACCAAAGTTAGCAGAAGATTTTTCTAGTTACGGATCTACTGCATCAAGGAGATTTTGTAAAATTAACTCTGTTGGTGAGTTACCAGAGGGGTCTGTTAGTGAACAATTAGAAAAAGCAACAGAACCGAATTTAAAATTAGAAGATGTCATAGTTCAAGCGGCTATGACTTACAATAAATTATTCACTCTTCAGATTACTGTTGTTGTTCCAGGTGATTATGGTATTAGAGCGGGTGCATTAGTGCATTGTGATTTTCCAGAACAAAGTTCTAAAGATCAAACAGAGATCGATAAAGAGATGAGTGGAGTATACTTGGTTTCTGATGTATGTACTCACTTGACAGCAAAAACTACTTTGACTAAAATGCGTTTAGTGAGAGATTCGCATGGAAGAACTGCAAATACAACATCTTCTTCATCTTCAGATTCTAGTGGAACTGACACAGATACTTTAAATTCAACTAATACAAATTCCACTAGAGTTGATGATGGAAAAACTGTAGATCGTACATCTAGCACATCTAATCCAAATTATGGAACAGATATAAGAAATAGAGATGTTAATGCTAGAGGTTCATTCGATCCTCGTTATGATAGGAGATGATACAAATCTCTTCTGAATTGATCATAAATAACCAATAACACCATTAAAAAAATGGAAAACATCGAACAACATATTGAGGCAGATAAAAAGATCCTTGACGATCCTCAGACATCACCTCAAGCTCGCAGACATACAGAACAAGAACTGGCAGATTTGGAAGCATACGCAGAGCGTCATCCAGAAGATCATCATGATCCAACACCACTTGAATTGTACTGCGACACTCACCCCGACGCTGCAGAGTGCAGAATTTACGAAGACTGATAGATGGCAAAAACTTCTGGTTATTACAACCCGTTATTTGACACTGGAATGCCTACCAATTATTGGGAAGGCATTGTTGCGCCAAGAGATGTTTGGGAGCGTGATGAAGAACTGGTTAATGATCGAAGTGAATTAAAAAATTGGGGATATCGGGTAAAAGTAAGAATAGAGGGAGTTCACCCTGCTGATAAGAATGTACTTCCCGATGATCAATTGCCTTGGATCAGAATTAATGGATCTACGGCGGGAAGTGGTCACAAAAGAACGGGTCTTTCTATTGGGGTTACTCAGGGATCCAGAGTTTGGGGTATTTGGGGTAATCTAGCAAAAAAAGAAGATCCAATTCATATTGGAGTTATTCCAAATAATGATCAATTACTACTTCCCAAAACCCAACCAGCAAATAATGGATTCTTACCATTCAGTGGATATTTGGATACTGATTTAGTTTCTAGTTATTCAATTCATCCCAATAAAGGAAATCCATTAGAAGCATATTTTCAACCAAATACATTATCTTTATCTGATATTGGTATAGATAAGGATGGAAAGATTAAATTCCCATTACAATCTCCTCAAGATTGTGAGAAGGTTCCTTTAACAGGAATCTCCAAACAATTGCAAGAATTTATTCAGAAAGTTGAGCAAGCTCAGGAGCAGTTAGATACATGGGAAGCAGCTGCTGATAAGTGGATTGCTGATAAACAGAAGTGGATTAGTGATAAAGCGGCAAAAGCACAAGAGTTTATTTCTACTGGGTTGAAATGGATATTTAAAGAAATAAGAAAGTTTGTAGAAGAGGAGATTAATAAACAAGTTAAAAAATTAGTAGAACTTGTAAATCCTCCAGACAGAGATAAAGTAAAACAAGCAAATGATGGAGTTATTGAACTTATTGTTTGTTTATTTAATAAGTTAATTTCTAATTTGGGAGCACTAGTTGGAAGCTTCTTAACTGAGATGTTGGATCGTTATATTAACGTCCCTGCATGTGCAGTTGAAAACTTCTTAGGAAGTTTATTGGGCAATCTTTTGGGAGCATTGACTGGTGCTATTGATAGTATTATTGGTTCTTTAAGTGGATTACTTGGAGGAGCATTTAGTCTTGCTGGAAGTATACTTGACTTTTTATCTGCTCTTGCTGGATTCTTTTCTTGTGATGATGATCAAGAGTGCCCAGAGACTAAAGAATGGAGTATTTTTGATGGAGCAAAGCCACCAGTTACTTTAGATTTTGATTCTATTATTAATAGTGCGAAGAGTATAGCAGAAAATGCTACTGGTCTTATTGATATTAATAACATTGCAAACCTTGACTTTAGTGATCTGATTGATAGTGCTATAAGTGCGGCAAATAGTTGCAATATTGGTCCAGTTTTTTGTGGTCCACCATCAGTAACATTCTGGGGTGCTGGTGGATCTGGTGCAACTGGCAATGTTATTGTTAGTGCTGCTGGAGATATATTGGGTGTAGATTTAATTGCGTCGGGACTTGGATACACTAAGGCACCATTTGTTGACATTAGTGATAATTGTGGGCAGGGTTCTGGAGTCAATGCAACCGCCATCGTAGAACCAGATGGAGGAACTACTTCAACGGGAGAACCTACATATAGAGTTGTTCAAGTTGTAATTAATGATCCTGGAGGTGGATATTTAGCAAGACCTAATGGAGACCTTGGTGGTGATGGTCGTGTTTGGGCACCAGCAGATTGGACGGTTGTTAGAAGAAATGATGGAAGATGGAATAGATATCCTCCCGAAACTCCAATTGAAACAATAGATCCACAACCTGGAGATGAAGTTCTTCTTCCAGAAGACAGAGTTGTCTCTGAGGGTGGTATTCCTATAACACCAGGAATTTACCCTGGTGGTCAAGGTGGTGGAATTAACGATTTGGGAATTGGTGATGATTTTAATGATAGACTTGCCAGACTCAGAGGAACAACCACAATTCCTGGAACTGGTAATAATGGAGCTACAGATATTAATGCATTCCCAACATTAGATATTGGTAGTTATCCTATAATTCTTTATCTTTGTGATCTTAAGATTACAAATGCAGGAATAAATTATTCATCTGATGATGAAATTGTTATTGAACCAAGTAATGGTGCAGAAGTTATTGCCAACTTTGGACCTTTTGGTGTATTGGACTCTGTTAGAATCGTTAAGACTGGTAAAGGTTGGGTGGAGAGACCAGAAATTTATGTCAAATCCGAGACAGGTTACAATGCTAGGTTGACACCAGTGTTCTGTGTTGATAGAATTGGTGATGATATTGATGGAAATCTTCCAGACGATCCATTATTCGCTGGAGTTATATCAATTGTCAATTGTGTTGGTAAAATTATTCCAGACGAACATAATGGTTTTATAAATGGAAGACCATACTATGGACCAGTTCATGTCTACAGAGGTAAAAAAATGATGGGGCAAACTCATACAAATAGGGATCATCCTGTTGTTTGGGATAGTGTTGCCTTAAGCCTTAAGAATTATGATGAAAGATTTAGATGGGTTGGGCAAAGTTTGGTAAAAGTTGTTGAGAGAGTAACTAATCCTGTCTCAGGAAATTCATCCAATATCGGATATTAAAGATGGGAAAACCTAGAATTCATAACCCAATAGAACTGGGAAATGACTTTGGTCATATAAAATTTGGGCACATTAATAAGAACTACACCTACGCTGGTGTCATGATTCGTAATGGTCATCCAGGACAAGCATCAGAACATTATATGATGTTCATGTCATCGGGCACTATGTCGGGTGGAACTATTAATAGGTGTCCAGGAGTATACCAAGTTATTTGTGGCGAAGTGCCTGTAAATGACACTTCTTATATTGTAAGTGCTTCTGAAGGTGATATTGTTCTTAGAGCTCCAAACGGAAGGATCCGAATGGAAGCAAGAAACATTGATATCAAAGCAACTGGTCAAAACAATAAGAATGGACATATCAACATTGAGTCTAATGAGAAAGTTGCAATTAGATCTAAGAACATCGAGATTAATGGGGATGCTATTTGTAAATTGCTATCTTCAGGAACATGTGAATTAGTTGGAAGTAGTGCTTTGAATTTTTATGGAGGATTGATTGACTGTGCGGATTCTGCCACAACACTTCTACCATCTAAGGGAACATCTAAATTTGAGGATCAACAGAGGACTGGAGGATTTATTTAATGAAAGTACCTGATTTAGAAATTAAAAAGACATTATATGTTGGTGTTGGTGATCCAAGTACTGTATTGGGTAAAGGACCTCTGCAAATCAGGGGTGGTTCTTTTATGGAAGGACCATCTATTTTCGGTTCAATTCCGCCATTTTTAACTGCAACAGTAATGATTGGTCCTTGTGAAAACTCGGACATGTTAATTCCTCCAATCATCCCTGGTGCTCTCTGTACTGGAATTAACAATCCATATTCCTTAGCAGTTGATGGTCCAGCAGCATTTCTTGGAATTGTTGATACCAATGCAAATATAAATGCTGGTGGTAATATCACTGCTCAGGGTGAGGTCATGTCTCGTTGTGGTGGACATATTCTGTCTGCTAAGAAGAACTTTGATATTCCTCACCCAACAAAAGAGGGTTGGAGATTACGTCATACTTGTCCAGAGGGACCAAGTAATGATGTATACATAAGGGGTAAATTAAAAAATAAAAATACTATTGAACTTCCTGAATATTGGAGGGAGTTGGTTGATGCTGATTCTATTACAGTATCAATTACTCCAGTAGGAACTCATCAGAATATTATTATTCAAAGAATAGAGGATAATAAAGTTTATCTTCATGCTTCTACTCCGATTAATTGTCACTATCACATCTTTGCTGAACGGAAAGATGGAGAAAAATTAATCCCAGAATATGAAGGATCAACTCCAGCAGACTATCCTGGTAATAATGATGAGTACTCTGTATCTGGATATCATTACGACACTAAGAGGTATATCTAATTATGGCAGAATTTGAACCAGATTTTAGTAATAAAAGCACTTGTGCGGATGAGGGTGTAAGTGGACCTTTTTCCTCAAAGTATGATTACATATTGAAACCAAATACTGGAGATTCGGATTATCCTGCTGATGCTTGCATTCCTTGGGTGCATTATAATGTTAAGGTGGGCAATCTTCAAGCGGATCAAAACATCGTTGCAGGTGGAAATGGAACATTTGGTGGGACTGTGACTGCTCCTACATTCTCTGGGCAGATTAACGTTCAATCTTGGAAGGGATTTGACATTAAACATCCCAACAAAGAAAACCATAGATTGAGACATATTTGTCTAGAGGGTCCAGAGGCAGGTGTTTTTTATCGTGGAAGATTAAAAGATTCAAATTACATCCAACTTCCAGAATATTGGAAGGGATTGGTTGATTATGAATCAATTACTGTATCGTTAACTCAAATTGGATCCTCTCAAGATTTGATTGTAGATGCAATTGAGTGGAACTCTAGAATCAAAGTTAGATCTGGTAATGCGTCAAATATTGATTGTTATTTTGTAGTACACGCTGCCAGAATCGATGGAGAACCATTGATTGTAGAATATGAGGGGCAAACTCCTGCAGAATACCCAGGAGATGACAAGCAATTCTCAATCTCTGGATATGATTATGATGCACGCGGAGACAAGAGCACTAAGGACGTTAGTTTATAGGAGTAAGTGATGGGAATTATAGTAGATAGTTTATCTGAAGATAGAGATAATATTATTATTGCACAAGAAAAAATACCACAGCGTATTGTGGATGCTACGGCAGAGAGAGATTCCCTTGCCACTCCTGCTATTGCTACTGGACAGCAAGTTCTTGATGGAATTGATGTTGCAAACTCTTTAAAAACGCAAATCGCTGCAATTGGTGGCAATACGGGACTGTCTTCAACTAGATATGGGTCTAGTACAAGCAATATTAGTTCTCAATATGGGTCTATTGCGAGTGGTATAACAACTGCTTTTGGTGCTGATGTGGGACTTGTTGGTGTTGGAACTAACGTTGTTGTTGCATATGGAAGAATCCTTCAAGATCAGGCAAAGGTTTATGATTATCCGAATGTAACATCGGGTAATTACAACACTGATTTAATTTTTGACGGTGAAGGATACGTCACTATGACGGGATCCAATCTGGGAGTTGGCGCTAGCACAAGAGTTTATAAGTCTACAGGATCTCAAATTGGATTAGTTTTTGACATCACGGGTCCTGCAGTTGATGTTTCTTCGTTGATATCTGACTATGATTCTAATTGGACTACTTTGGAAGATAAAGCAGTTGTAGCAACTAGTGTCCAAGAGGTTAAGCTTGATAGTGAACTTCAGATTTGGGGTCTCAATAGACAGTCTCAAGTAAACTCTGATGAGATTTCGAGACTTAATACTTCAATTGGAATTGCTTCAAACTCTGCATATGGGGGACCCTGGTGACGGGGGATTGACAATCCAAAGTTTATCCCTTATAATATAAAGGTAATCAGTTGAGGGGTCGCCCAAGTCTCAGTCTAGATCTCTTACAGATTACACTCGCGGAGTTAGTTCAGCGGTAGAACGCTATCCTTCCAAGTTAGATGTCGTCGGTTCGATTCCGATACTCCGCTTCCCCCTTAAGGGGGCAAACTTAATACTCACCGTCTATGAGACCAGAAACGCGCAAAGCAATGGAAATGCTGTTCACTGCCAAGTGGAACTTGCCAAAAGCAGCAGCACATGCTAATCTGACTAACAAGGAAATGAAAATTACTTTTAACGAGTATTGTCATTTTCATCCTCCTACCTATAGTCCAGAGTAGGATACTTTTGGGAGCGTGGTGGAATAGGTAGACACAACAGACTTAAAATCTGTCGGGAGTTATCCCATGTCGGTTCAAGTCCGACCGTTCCTACTTGGGAGGAGTACAAAAGGTCCCTTATAGGAGGACGCCTCCCTTTAAAAACTAAATATTAGGAAACGGTAATAAACATGAAGTTAAAGATTACCAAGTCGTACTGCTGGCATGATCCCAATGAATTTGGAATGCCAGAGCGAGTGGTCAACATGTACTTCATTAATGGAATACCATTTACCTGGGACGAATTAACAGAGGAAGAAGAATCCAATTATTCATGTACTATTGCTGCAAATACACATCAACGTAGATATACTGCAGAAGATTTGTTTATAGCATCTGGGTATTTGATTATGGAAGAATGTCATCCTTGTTTTTTTGAGATGGAATTAGAAAACCCAGAAATGCTAGCAGAATTAGATGATGGAATTTAGAAACCCCCATGGAATCTTTACGGTTCCTTTTTTTGTAGAAGAAATTGATCTTAGTAAGATTAATTTTATTGATGCAGAATTTAATAAATCATTCCTTAGTCAGGTCAATACGACTTTGGGAAATGATTCTTTAACTGAAGAGTCTTATGAATACCTCTGTGGCATAATACATGAGTGTATTGGTCAATTCTCAGATAAACCATTTGCAATTGGTCAAGTTTGGCGAAATGAGTATGAAGAATCTGATTGGCAAGATCCACACATTCATTCTGGAGCACAGTGGAGTTTTATAGTTTATGATACTGTAGAACACTCTAGAACCGTATTCATGAATCCTGCTCGTAAGGAGATTATGAATCAGTGGGGAACCTATGCAAATACAATACCAATGGATTTTATTCCTAAAATTCCATCGGGTCATATGATTATTTTCCCATCATGGGTTGAGCACTTTGTTATGAGTGGTAATAGGGGAAGAACAATATCTGGTAACATTTATCTTGATCAACCTCCGTCAGGACCTTAGTAGACTATGTTTGACGCAAAAATATATGATTATGATTCTTCAGATTACTTCTTAAGTGATACTGTATTGGAATGTGTCAAAAAATATTATCCAGATGTCAATGATTTAGCATTATTGCATGAGTTTGTCCCAGCAAAAAATATTGGAGAACTTGTAAAATTAATTGGCAAAGATCTCGCAGATACTGACTTTTATGTCAAATTCGATGAGATAATTGCTAGATACGTATTCCCTCTTCTGCCTAGTGACGCACTGGTTCAAAAGTTTGGTAACATTAGAATAACAGTTCCTAATCAGGATAAGACTGGAACAGTATTACCATTTCATCAAGGTAAATGGGTTGGTAACGGACTTGGAATGAGAACGGTCTGGTTGCCCTTTACTGATGCATACGATAGTAATTCTCTTCAAATTATTCATCTTGACGCAAGTCGGTTAATTACCAAGCAATGCTTAGAGCAAGATTGGTCGTATGAAGAATTTCAAGAGACATGTAACAGAGTTTGTCGTCCAGTAAATATTAAAGAGGGACAATTCTTATTGTTTACTCAAGAACATATTCATGGTGCAGTTCCAAATACAACTGGAAAAACACGAATGAGTATTGACGTTAGAATTTTACTCCGTGATGGACAACCCCATCGAAAATGGCCAGGAGCATATTTTAGAATTCTTGGTGATACTGATATTCAATCTCGAAGTATAACGATATCTGACGATCAAAATGTAGTTATGTATGCGGAGTATGAAGGATTTAAAACTAGAAATATTGATTTGTACTTCCAAACGTTAGTAGTTAAAGAGTATTGTAATAGAATGGGATACACATTCCCACATCAAACTGGCGATAATGAGGGAAGAAATCACAATTATTTGGAATATTTAATCACAAAGGGAAATGTTGATCATATCTTAATGTTTAGTATATTCTCTCTTCCAGACAACTCTGTTAGAAGAAAGTATATTATGAACCTAGCATTGGAGAATAACTGTATATTACATTTTGCAAACGAAGAGTTTGTTCTTGATAATCAGAATATGCTAGATAAAATTGAGTATTTAAGAAATTTTACATCTGATTGGAGTAACCCAGCACATGAGGATTAATCTCTGGTACTGCGAAGAAATGAAATTATGGCGATGGACCCTTACTGATAATCGTCGTCCCATGGTGAGAATGGAATCTGGTCAACAACCAGTTCTTAAAGATGCCATGCATGATGTTGCCAATACAGTGGAGTACATGATGGATTCTATGTAATCTGTTATGAATAAATAAATCATAACAGCAACTAGTGTAATAAAATGGGTCTTAGTCGCTTAGATAATTTTCTGAAAAATAGTAGAGGCGATATCCTTTACGTTGATCCTTCAAGTATTGACTCAACTGATAGTATTGAGAACCAAGGTAACTCTCTGGTTAGACCTTTTAAAACTATTCAGAGAGCACTGATCGAGGCAGCGAGATTCTCATATCAGAAGGGACTTGATAACGATAGATTTAGTAGAACAACAATTATCGTTTATCCTGGCGAACACTTAATCGATAACAGACCAGGATGGATTCCTGTACATGATGATCCAATTGTAGGTAATAATTGGTTAACTCGTAGCGGCACGAGTTCAAATGATCTTACTCAGTTTACACTAGATACTAATTTTGATATTGATAGTTTTGAGAACGATCTTTATAAGATGAACTCTGTCTACGGGGGTGTAATTATTCCTCGTGGTACATCTATTGTTGGTATGGACCTTCGTAAGACGAAGATTCGTCCTAAGTTTGTTCCTGATCCTGCAGATGATGATATCAAGCAGACTTGCTTGTTCCGTGTAACAGGTACTTGTTACTTCTATCAGTTTACATTCTTTGATGCAGATCCCAACTCTAGGGTATTCAAAGATTATGGTACGACAGAATATGTTCCTAATTTCTCTCACCATAAAGTAACTTGTTTTGAGTATGCTGATGGTGTAAATCCAGTAGGATTTAATGACACATTCTTAAATTATTCTTCTAATAGAACAGACCTTGATATCTATTATGAGAAGATTGGTCTCGTTTATGGTCCTTCTAGTGGAAGAGAGATTCAACCAGATTATCCAGATAGTGGTCTTGATATTCAGACCAAGATTGATGAATATAGAATTGTTGGTTCTAAAGGACAGAATGTAGGTATTAGTAGTATTAAAGCGGGTGACGGTTCTACTTCTAGTACAACAGTTACAGTTGATCTTGTAGAACCTCTTGCAGGTCTTGATGTAGATACCCCAATTAGAATTGAGGGTATTCCAACGGGTGGATACAATGGATCATTTGTTATTGATACTGTAGCAAGTAGCACAAGAATTACATACGAGGTATCTACACCACCAGCGAATGCACTTCCAAGTATTGTATCTGGTGCTCCTACACTTAACATTGTTGTTGACTCTGTAACTTCAGCGTCTCCATATATCTTTAACTGCTCACTCCGTTCTGTATACGGTATGTGCGGTCTTCATGCTGATGGTAGCAAGGCGGATGGATTTAAATCCATGGTTGTTGCCCAGTTTACTGGTATTGGTCTGCAAAAAGACGATAGGGCGTTTGTCAAGTATAATGCAGTATCTGGTGTTTATGAAGATAGTACAGCGGTAAGTAATCTTCATACAAATACTTCTGCGGTATATAAACCAAACTACGAGAACTTCCACATCAAGGCATCAAATGATGCATTCTTGCAGTTGGTGTCTGTGTTCGCTATTGGTTATGCAAATCACTTTGTTGCTGAGACTGGTGGTGACCACTCAATCACAAACTCTAACTCCAACTTTGGTGCAAAAGCTATTGTTTGTAGTGGATTTAGAAATGATGCATTCCCTAGAGATGATACTGGATTCATCACTCACATTCTCCCCCCACAAAAACTTGGTGGAAATGAAGTAACAATTGAATTTGCTGCAATTGATGTTCAGCAAACAATTGATGTTGGTAATGATAATAGACTTTATATTTACAATGAGAGCAATGAAAACGTTCCTCCAAAATCTGTATTAGAAGGATATAGAATTGGTGCTAAAGTTGATGATGAACTGAAGGTAATTATTAACGTTGGTGCTCAACCAGAGACCAAAGTTGCTCGCATTATCATGCCTGAAACTCAGGGAACAGGCATTTATGAAGTATCCTCCAAAAAATTATCAACTGTTGGTAGAACCGCTATTGGTATTAATAGTATTACTTCCAATATCTTCACTCTTACCTCTCCTCACCAGTTCCAAAGTGGTGAATCACTTCGTATTTTAAGTGATGACGGTGAACTTCCTGATGGACTGGATCATAATAGAGTTTATTATGCAATTACTGCTGGTATTAATACTGATCAGATTAAGTTAGCACAAACTCTTAATGATACAATTAGCGCATCTTCTGTTGTAGTTAACAGCAAAGGTGGTATTCTTACGATCGAATCTAGAGTATCTGATAAGAAGTCTGGTGATATTGCACACCCAATTCAATATGATAGCACTCGCGCACAATGGTATATTACTGTTGCCGATAATAATGAGATCTACAACACTATTGTTGGTCTTGGAACTGCTACTTTAGGTGCTGCTACACCAAAAACATTCTTCTCTAGAACACCAGACAACAGATCTCTTGAAGATAGAATCTATAAGGTAAGATATGTTGTACCTAGAGATTCTACTGTTTTAGGAAGACCTCCTAAAGATTCATTTGTTCTTCAGGAATCAAGTCAGACTATTGGATTTACCAATCAAGAAGTTGCTAAGTTTAAGAGCGTAAACCCTGTCATCTTATCTAATACTTCTGAACTGAGAAATCCAAGAACTGTTGCCAGTGCAGTGTGGGATGGTATTGTTGGTATTGCAACATTCCATACAGAAACTCCTCACGAGTTGTCAATAGGATCCAAAGTTCAGATCTTTAATGTCGTATCTTCTGCAAATACTACTGGATTGGGGTACACTGGATTTAACGGTGTATTCTCGGTAACAGGTCGTCCAGATAGAAAGTCATTTACTGTTGGTTTAACCACAAACCCAGGTACTTTTGATAACAATGTAAATCTTAGAACAACTGAACTTCCTAGATTTGAAAGAAAAGAATTTAACAATACTCTCTTTGTTTATAAGAAAGAGGAAGTTCAAGAGTATATTCCAAATGCAAAGGATGGTGTTTATCACCTAACACTGGTCGATTCCTCAGCAACACCTGCGGTAACACCATTCCAAGAACTTAGATTTAGTCAACCCGTCAAAAATCTTTATCCTCAACTTGATAGAGATAACCCAACATCTGACCCAAATCAGACTAGAACTTTTGCACTTCCAACTCCAATTGGTCTTACTGAAGTAAATGATCCAAAGAATAGTCTTACAAAGGAAGTAATTAACAAGAGAACTAGAGATTATCTAACAGGATTTAATATTGTAGAGATTGAATCTTCTTCTGGAACCGCACATACGATTACAACAGAAGATGACCATGGATTCAACTTTATTACTAAAGTTGGAATTAGTAGTGCAGGTTTAAATTATGGTGATGGTTCTGGTAGCGTTCAAACATTATATAATGCTAAGTTGGTTGGATTTGCTGGATCAACGACTGGTGCATATGCTACTGCAAACGTAGAGATTGATGCTGCTGGTTCAATTTCTGCAGTTAAAATTGTAGATGGTGGTTCTGCATTTGGAGTTGGTAACACTCTTGCGGTGACTGGCATTGGTACTACTGTAGGATTTGTCGCAGGTTATCTGACAGTTGAACAAATTCACAACAGTATTGGTGATGTATTCAGAATTGATGGTATCAGGGACGATAGATTCCACGATTATAATAATCTGTATAGAATTACATCTATTGAAACGGGAAGTACATCTAAGATAAATGTATCATCCGCAAGCACTGTCTATTATCGAGAGCAATTTGCTGCTCCAGCAAGTGTAACTGGAATTAATACTAATGGACTTACTAACGTTAACTCTGCAGTTCTGTCCGACGTTACTGCATATTTAACTGGTGAAGCAATTGGAATCAGTTCAGTATCATATGACAACATATCTGGTATTGCCAGCTTTACAACTAATAAGTCACATGGATTATTAGTTGGTAATAGTATTGTTATTGGTGGAGTTAACGCTCCAGTAATTAATGGTCATTGGAGTGTTGATACTGTATATAATGTAATTAGTCTTGCAGTCAAAGTTGGTGTTGGTACTACAGTAGTCGCACCTACTGGTGGTGGATTTATCTATCAGACAGGTGTCAACGCACAAGATGCACTTATTGACTTTGCTGATGAGGCAGCATCTTCAAGACTTGTTCCTTCTTATGCTGGAATTACAAGTAGTCTGGCAGCAGCATTGAATGACCCAACACTGAATACTCTGACAGTCACAAATGCAACTCACATGGGTTGGGATGTTGGTGATTATCTTGTAATAGATAATGAATTCATGAGAATCAGTGAGTCTGTTACTACAGACACTGCTATTGATGTATTCCGTGGATTGTTTGGATCGCAAAAACAAACACACCCAGTAGGATCAGTCATAAGAAAGGTTAAGTTCCAACCAGTAGAATTTAGAAGAAACTCTATCATTCGTGCTTCTGGACACACCTTTGAATATCTTGGTTTTGGTCCTGGTAACTATTCAACCGCTCTTCCTGAAAGACAAGATAGACAATTCAAGCAAATCGAGAGACTACTCTCTCAATCAGTATCTGTAAACGGTGGTACACCATTCTATAATGGTTTAGATGACGAAGGTAATGCTTACACTGTTAACAAGTTTACTAGTGGATCTACGGGTCAAGATTTGATCACAAATGCACCAGTCCCAACAGTAACTGGTGAGGACATCACTAGTGATACTGGCGCAGTTGGATTTGACGTTGATTCTACAGAACAACTTACAGTAGCAAGAGGACTGAAGGTTGATGGTGGTAAAGAGAATGATATTATCTCTGAATTTAATGGACCAGTTGTATTCAATGAAAAGGTAACTATTAATAGTCCTGTTGAGGCAAATAGTTTACTTGTTCAAGGTGATCAGACAATTGCTAGAGAATACACAGTTGGTATCTCTACTCCACAAGTTGCTGGTAACGTTGGTAATGTTGTTTATGATGCAGAACCAAATTCTGGTGGAGAAGTTGGATGGGTCTACACTAATGACAATAATTGGAAGAAGTTTGGTCCGATTCAGTCAGCAGCAGACAACTATTATGTTGGTCTCTGGAGTGGTTCCTTCAAAGGAGATGGATCTGGTCTGTCAAACGTGTCTGACGTTTGGGTGTTTGATGGTGTTGGTATCTCAACAACTGCTAACGTAGGTATTGAGACAACCTCAGCAAAACCAGGATATTCTCTTTATGCAAGTGGTCCTGTTCTCTTCGAGAATAACGTTGAATTTAGGACCAGTTCGTTACTTTGGAATATTCCAAACGGTTGGATTGTTAATACTGGTATTAGTACATTTAATCAGCAGGTTAACTTTAATACCATCAAAGCAATTGGTATCTCCACCTTCCAGAATGATGTTCTAATTACAACTGATGCTGCGACAACTGGAGATCTTAATGGTAACTTCCTGAGATTCTTACAGACTGACCCAGCACTCAATGCATCGTATGAGTATGGTGGAATTAAATTTGAAGGTAATGATATTGGTAACAGTGGTGAGCGTGGTTACATCAAAGGTGTATCTGAAGGAACCTCTGGTCAGTTTGGATTGATTTTTGGTACGCAAGGGTCTGGTGCATCTGCTCCTCAAGAAAGACTGAGAATTGCAAACACTGGTAATGCAACGTTCTCAGGTACTGTTACTGCAAACTCTGATGAGAGACTGAAGGAGAATGTTGTTGGAATTGGCAATGCTCTGAGTAAAGTTCTTGACCTAAGAGGTGTATACTTCAATCGTATCGGTCAACCAGAGCGTGAGATTGGTGTTATTGCACAAGAGGTTGAAAAGGTTCTTCCTGAACTTGTATTTGAATCTCCAGATGGGGTTAAGTCTGTTGCATATTCAAACATGGTTGCGGTTCTGATTGAGGCAATCAAAGAGCAGCAGGAACAGATCAACGAACTTAAGGCGCGATTGGACAGTCTCTAAACTGTCACGGGGGGCACTGCCCCCCTTTTTTATGGTGTATAATTATTGGGTACAGCGATCTTAGCATTCGTGATCAACATCTACGTTGATACCCTCAAAGGTTCCACCAACTCCTTCAACGTCGGAGAGACCCACTTCACTTGGGAGCACCGTCACCGTGGTCGTGACTACGGTAAGGCGAAGCAGGTTCTTACCCAGTTGGATTCTAAGTACGTCCGTTGTGCTTGGTGGGAGAACGTGTCTACTCGTGATGATAAGGATCACCACCATGACACCATCATCCATGAGTGGTTGATGACTCTTCCTGGTGTCAAGAAGATTGGTCAGGAGACCTTTGAGTTTGATCTCAAGTTCTATACGATTGAGATCCTTGTCCAGATGATGGAGGAGAAGTTTTTCTCTGGCAAGCAGAAGGAATATACTGAATTCAAACCACGTCAGTATCAGCAACAGTTCCTTAGTAAAATTGCTGCTGCATGGGGTGTTAGCAATGAGTTTCTATTGTTTGCTAAGTGCCGTGCAGGTAAGTCTGCAATGGTCCTAAAACACATTGTAGATAGTGGTTATAAGGTATCTTTGGTTTGCTCCCGTCAGAAGTCTCCTGAGGGGTCTTGGAAGGCGGATTCTAATGAGTTCTTCCCTACTGTCAAATACATCTCTGTCCAGGATCCTGGTTGGGAGACCTACCTTGAGTATTGGAAGGAGCGCGATGTCAATGTAGTTCTTTGGGGTACTGTCCAGAGTTTTATCAAGCGTCTGGATAAGATCAGCAATGTTGACTTCATTGCTTTTGATGAAGCACATATCGGCGGCACTGCGGACCAGTTTGTTCAACTCCGCAATGCAATCGATACTCGTATTTGCTACATCTCTGGTACTGCCCACAAACTCTGCTGGATGTTCCCTGATGATCGCCAGAAGTTTGTCTACACCTATTTTGATGAGCAACTAGACGTTCA